TACAATCAGCGAGAAATAGACTTTTGAATCTTGAATAACAAACTCATCAGCAACTACAAGATTTTGAAAAGTAGGCGCTTCAGGAGCGTAATTAGAAAGCATATTCATTGTTGTGGCTCCTTATTCAAGCCATCCAAGTAAGCCCGACGATCAACACCTTGCTTGTGACCTCGCTCAAAAGCTTCTTTAGTTGCATCAGCTTGACCACCTACTGCACCCATCCAAGCCAAATGCTCAATTGTGTCAAGCAGAACCTTATCTGCTTCAGGTGTGCTAGGGTTTTGTTTAAATTTGGATTCGTATTTACAACCTTCATCAGAGGTATACGCAATGTTTGCAGAAAATTTAGAGAGTCCCATTCCTCACCCCCTTACCAAAGCGATATAGAACATCGCGCCAATTAAAAAGAAGATGATTGAGCCAAGGAGTAAGCTTTGAGCCTTATCCCATAAGCGACGATTCGAAATCTGTTCGATCGTCAGTAGACGTTGTGGTTTTTTGTGTGACATAATTACCTCGCCATTTGGTAAAAGTCCCTGTCCGTCGAAAGTAAGGGGCTTTTTTGTTTGTGTATGAGGTAAAATATACCCATAAGGTAAAATAAAGTAAATACCTTGTAGGTAAAATAATTAAAATATTTTTATACTTTATAGGTGTATTTTTTGTAAATGTGTTTTAATAGACAAAAGAAAACCCACACTAGGTGGGTTAGATGGAGTTTGTTATGAGTGAGAATATTGCTGTAATACCAAAAGGTACTAAAGTTCAAATTATGGGTTGTTCTTATACTTTATTAGAAGATGTCAAAGTAGACGGAATGCAAATCTACCTTGACCAAGCTTTAAAAGCTCAAAAAGACTTTGAGAATGGGATTGATACAACTAAAGATTGTCTTTAAGCCATTTTGAGCCTTTTTCATTGAAACCTTTCCAAGCTCCCTCCCCACTGAGGTGAACTACAAGAAGTTCATCATTGCCATCAATGTAAGGCAGCAAAATATCCCGTATTTCAACTGCTGTCTTACTTGTTTTGATAATCCAAGTAGAGTCAAGGTGATGCCACCAATTAGGAAACTCTTTGATTTTATTTGTAAGCCCAGTGTAATCTTGACCCTTTTTATTCAAGTCATAACCAATTAAATATGTTTTCATTTTTCCCTCCGCCCGATCGTTCTAAGGACTGCGCCGGGTTCGCAGTTTTTTAATCTTTTATATCTGAATACGTTTCCAAAAACTCATCAACCCATCCTTGTGCAACTTCTAGATTGGTTATGTCAGTTAGCTTTAGATTGGTTTCCTCAGCTTCGTTAAAGCCTCCAATAATGGCTTCAAAGATGTTTGCTTCATTAATAACTTCTTGCGCAATTTCCGCAGCGTCATAGCTTTGTTTAGCTTTTTTAAGTGAGGCGATTTGTTTATCAATTCCCGCACCAATTTTAGCTAAGGCCAATTTGAATTCTTGACGATTGATTGTTAAAGCTGTTTTGGATTTATTAAGTGTTGCGATCATAGTGTTCTCTTTATTTATGTAGAATCTGGATGCTCTTGCTTGTGTTGGCTTGGCGGGATAATTTCAGTTATTGCGGTAATACTTTCCACATCATCCATATCAAATGTAATTCTTTCCCCGCCATTTACAGCAAGTAAATTTAGGACATTGTTATTAATACCAATCAATTCTTTAATTGTGCAACGACCATCTTTTAAGCAAACTTGGACAAATTCAGTTGGGGTTAATTCTGCATCTGGATCACAAACTACATACCATCCATTACGGATAGCAGGGTACATAGAATCACCAGTACCTTTTATCCCATAAGTTCTATCGTTCATGGAGCGGGTTGGAATGTATCCATCTCCACCATTGCCTTCATAGCCCATATCCGTGAAAAAGCCATCCATTCCCATTTTGCTATAAGCCTTAACTGGAACCCATCTCTTACGATTCAAAATTGGTAATTCAGTAGCATTGGAAAATCTAACAGCATCATCTCCATCAATGATGTTGTGTTGCTTTTTGAAAGCCTCAATATCAAGTTTATTTAAGCTGCCTAAATTCAGTATTGATTCGCTATCTGATTGGTCGAGATATCCTTTAGGTTTATTAAAAGCCTTTTCAATCTTCTCAGCCGTATCATCACCAATATTCTTAGTTGGATTTTTACCAATATATTGGCTTAACAAGTTGTATGACATGTCAATTTTTTCAGCAAACTCAGTCCGATTTAGATCAGATTCCTTCATTAGCTTTCTTGTATTGCTAAGTCTAATTTCATGAATTGTCTTCAATTCAGCCATTTTAAGTTCACCTTAATTCAATAGTTAGTAATTTACCTATCAGGTAGAAAAAATAAATACCCTGAGAGGTTGTATTTTGTTTACCTTGTAGGTATATTTATTATTAATTTACCTTTAAGGTGTATTTATGGTGACTCTTTACGATTTCTGGCGTGGTCTTGATAAAGATCAACGCATCCAATTCTGTGAAACCACAGATATTTCCTATGGATATATGGAATCACATCTTATCCATGGCCGAAAAAAACCAAGCATGGAAACTATTCAAAAAATAGTCGATGCAAGTGACAAGAAATTAACCCACAAAAGCATTTTTGACTTCTTTCTTAGAAAGACTAATGCAGCCTAGGAACCACCATGAGCAAAGTATCAATTGAAGAGAACGCAAGCGCTAGCAATAACGCATCGCTCATTTTGAAAGCAATTAATTCCTCTAACCAGGGAAAGGTTGCTGAACAACTAGGAGTGGATGCAAGTACATTATCTCGAATGAAAAATGATAAGAAATCCAACAACTTGACGGATATTGAGTTTTTTGCATCTTTGTTGAGTTCTATTGGATTAAAAGTTGTAAATGCTAACGATGTTTATTGTTCGCAAGAAATTGCAGAAGCAACGCGAGTTTATTTGAGTAATGCGTTTAGTTCGCCTGAATACATGCGGATCTTATTTAAATAAAAAAACCACTGCCAGCGACAACTGGAGTGGTTTCCATTCATCAATTTAGGAACCAATGAATATGAAAACAAATTTAGCACAAGAGGTGAGTAATGGCTAGAGCAAGGAATATAAAACCTTCGTTCTTTACCAATGATGAACTAAGCGAACTAAATCCATTAGCGCGCCTCTTGTTTATAGGTATGTGGACAGTAGCAGACTATAAGGGATGTTTTGAGTACAAACCAAAACGTTTAAAAGTCCAGTTACTTCCTTATGACGAATGCAATGTTGAAGAACTCACGATTAATCTAGAAAAATCTGGATTTATCGCGATCTATACCGTTCAAGGTCAACAGTATGGAAAAGTTATCAATTTTGAGAAGCATCAGAACCCTCACAAGAATGAAAGAGAGAAAGGTTCAGAACTTCCAGACATTGATCAAAAGGATGAAGAAAACCCAAAGTTTACTAAGGACTTAGGAAATATCGAGATTAATCACGATGAAAACGGAACTGATCGTGCTGATTCCCTTAACCTGATTCCTGATTCCCTCTTACTGAAACCTGAAAACTTATTACCTGAATCGGAAACAAAAACGGCTTCGCCTAAATTTAATTTTAAAACTGAATTAAAAAAATTAGGTGTTAGTGATGAATTGGCAACTGAGTTCTTGCAAGTACGAAAAGCGAAGCAGGCAGTGAATACCAAAAATGCTTTTGAAAGTTTGGTCACTGAAATCGGTAAAACGAAATTAAATGTTGTTCAGGCAATTGAATACTGTTTGAAACGTCAAAAGCCGTGGGGATCATTTAAGGCCTCTTGGTATCTAAACGAGCAACAGCAACATTCACCAATTCAGCAACACAGTTATCAAACCGCTGCACAACGTACTGCCTCTGAACACGATCGATGGAGACAAGCCGAACAACAAGCCTTTGGCGAGAGTGAGATAGATATCACGCCAAAAAAGCAGTTACTGGTAAGTGAGGTGGGTCATGCGTGAGTTCACCAAAGAAGACGCACAACGTCTGATTTCTAAAATGCGTATTAACTACGGCAAAAAGTTTATTGATCAATGGGCAGGTGTTGAGGTTGATGAGTTAGCAACTGAAATGGTTGAACGTTACCAAGGTTTATCACCGGCTGATTTCCAACGTGGGATTAAGCGTATGGACCATGAGCAATGGCCGCCAACAATCCCTGAATTCCGTTCATGGTGCGAGCCACAAACTGACGACTGGTTAGGTGCTCATGAGGCTTGGTCAATTGCTGAAAAATCTATTGGTTTTGATGGCGAGGAATTGACAGTGATCTGGACTGAGCAAATGTCTACGGCATTCAGCCGCTGTGAAGAACTGGTCAAGACTGGTGACAAGTATCAACGAGTTGAAGCGAAGAAAATCTTTTGTGATGCGTACGATCGTTTAGTGACTCAAGCAAAAGATCAAGGGTTAAAACCAGTCTATATCACCAGTTTGGGTACCAACAAAGATCAACAAATCACAGCAATTCAACAGGCAGAGTTGGAGGGATTCTTAACTGCACCAGTTGCACAGGCTCAATTAGAACACAAGCAAACTGACGCTGAGATCCAAGCTGATGCTGAGAAGTATAAAACGACAGCTCAAAAAGCTTTAGCCGAATTGGGTACCAAGATAAAACGCAATGTAAACAAGATGAAACCTGAGCTTATGGAAGTTCAGTCATGGGAAGCGGTGGAAGAACAGCACATTGATCCGTTCGATGATATGGAGCAGTACAAAGCGAGATTGGCACAAGACGGCAAGCCTGTTCCTAACGTGATCAGAAACTATGAAATGACTCTTGCTCAGATTGTTGAGGAGCGTAGAGCAATGATGCAAGGGGAGCTGGTATGAAACTACCAAAAATATTTTTAAATTTCATGTCAACAACTTGGCTTGTTGATGAATTGAATTTAGCTCTATGGGAAGAAGATTGGGCGAGATTCGATTGCATTAGTCAGATTCTTTTGCGGAGGGAGTCGGTATGAATGCGGTTGAGTTTGTGAAAAAGTTTGGAATTATTACATTTAAGTTATCAACAAGCTTTGTAAACACAAGAAAATATTTGGTTGTCTATGACGGTGAAATTGATTTCACAGATGAAATACAACCCTTCCATGGCAAATGTGTATTTGAAAGAACAGAAGTAAAACGCCTAGTCGAGAGTTGGGAGTTGGTGGAGCGTTTGGGCGGATTGGAGTCATCGCTAAAGGAGAGGGATTTTCGCAGAAAACAAAATATCTTACAGGGATATGATCAAGAGCTTTCAGAAGCCATTGCAGACGTCGAAAGCGTAGGGGGTGGGGTGTGAGAACAGGAACCAACAGCGAGTCACTTTACATCAAAGATCGTTCAGCTTTGGATTTGTCAGACTTCCTAAGCAGTGGTGGTCAGATAGAACATGTACCTTATGGCGTTTCAAATGAGGTTAAGCAAGAGTTCAACAAATCAAATGCTCAATATCACATGAAACAGATAATGGGCGCAGCGATTGCAGAGGCTAAGGCTAAGAAAGAATTAAAACCTAAGCGAACTAAAACTGAAGCTGAAATTGAAGCAAAAAGACAGAGTGATAAGGAGCGTAAACGAATCAAAGACGCTCAATCACAGGCTGCAAAAAGAAAGGCTAAAGCTGATTTAAGCGCAGAGCAAATATCAATTTTCAAGGAGTTTCACTCCAAGGCATCACATGGCGATATCGCATTGCTTGCAAGGTTGACAGGCGTTTCAGCAACAACATTGAAGTCAACCATGTATGGTGAAACTGTGATGAAGAAAGATCGATGGGATGGAGTTAAAAAGCATTTGCTGAGTTTTGACTATTCAATCAACGAAAGCGCAATCAAAGGAAGATTGAAGAAAGAAATCAATGAATTGGATCAAAAAGCATATCGAAAAGCTTATAGGGCTGAATGGCAAAAGGTACAGAGAGCCAAGCTTAAACAGATAACAGAAAAGTATTGTGGAGTGGTGGCACTATGACAACTATAAACAAC